AGATGATAAGTATATTAATGTACCTGGTACTATTATCAGAGTACTAGAAAGAAAACATGTTATTCCAATTTATATTGATGAATACTGTTTTGGATATTATTATATTGAAGTAGAAGGTCCTTATAATCCAGTAGGTGATTATGATAAGATGCAAGACCCTACCATGTCTCTTAAGGGTTCTAACTCTATTTTATCTACAAATAGTATGATGGACCAAACTCAAAAACAGAACAATATTATTCGTTATCTATCTAATCAGATTTCTAATTTTATTGATGCTAAGTTTATTAATACTAATCAAGACCTTAGACAAGAGATTTATACTATTCTTAAGTACAATCAAGACAACAACTCTTCTAAGATGAATAAGATTAGAGTTACATTTATTCCTCCTGATGATATGGAACATGTATACTTCAGAATGAATAAGGATACACATAGAGGTATCTCTGATTTGGATAAGTCTCTTTTCCCAGCTACATTATTCTCTAGTATGTATATCACACATACTATTTGGAATATGACACGTGCTCAGGATAAACGTGTATATTATGTAAATCAGAATGTAGACACAAATATCTCTAAGACATTATTAAACACTATTAACCAGATTAAGAAGGGTAACTTCGGTATTCGTCAGATTGAGAATATCAACCATATTCTTAATATAACTGGTATGTTTAATGACTATATTATTCCTAGAGGTCCTGGTGGTACTCCAATTGATTTTGAAGTAATGCAAGGACAATCTGTAGAATACCAAACTGAATTGATGACTATGTTAGAAGAGGCTGCAGTAAATGCAACTGAAGTTCCTATGGAAATGATTCAGATGCGTAACTCTGTAGATTATGCATCCCAGTTAACAATGTCATCTTCTAAGTTCTTACGTAAAGTATATAATCGTCAATCTAAGTTTCAGAAAAATATTACACGTATTGTAAATAATATTTATAACAATGAGTTTGATGATAATATTACATTAAATGTAGTATTACCTCCACCAATGTTCTTAAATATTACTAATACAAACCAGATGATGACCAACGTAAATGAATACTCTCAGTCAGTAGCACAATTGATTCTTGACCCAGATGAAGAAGAACCAATCAAGAATGAAGTTATTCGTGAGATTAACAAATTTAATCTTGGTTCTTATCTTAATATTCCTGAGTTGGAAGAGATTGCACATAAAGCTAAACAGCGTATGGCTGCAGAAAATAACGAAGAAAATGGAGAAGAATAAAGAAATCCCCAGTGACTTCGGTCACTGGGGAATTATTTTTATTAAGTACCTTTATTATAAAGAGAATTCATCTTATTTTTAAAGTAAGTTAATGACGCTTCTGTTTGCTCAGAATTAGTCATAGTACCATTGCCGAGAACAGTATCTTCTTTAGTTAAAATAGCATGTTCCGCACCTTGCATAGATGCTACGACATCAGCATACTTATTGACATCTCTGTTTTTAGGATTATCTTGACCTTTATCAGTACCTGGGTTATGATTCCAATAATTTCTATTTTCATCATTAACATCTGTAACCATTGTGTTACCAGAAGCGTTGCCAGCTGTTTCGTTAAAGTAATTTGGAGTACTGAATGGGTCGTTTTTATCGCTATGAATACCAGCATGAGCAATAGCATTGTACTTGAAGTTATTGCTATCAACGATAACTCTGGTAGCAGTGAGGTTAGCAGGATTACGCATAGCAAGAAGCATATCCTGAGCCTTCTGATATACATAGTCGTTATTGATGAAGAATCCGTTGAACGGCAAAGCTACTTCTGCGAACTGGATATCACCCTTATTACCAGTATAAAGGTCAGAATAGTTTGCTGTTGTAGGTTGACAAGCTGCAATAAGGAATGCACGCTCAATCTTAGTCATAGTGTTATCTGTAAGGAAGTACATGAACGAGAAGCATTCCTGATGAGGACCAGGGTCAATACCAGAAACAGTTCTTACTCCGTTAAATGTCCAAGCGTCGATAAGACCATGATAATGCTTAACCTGAGTATCGGGGTCCTTAATACCTGTAAGATAAAGCTCGTGAGCCTTAGTCAGGATAGAACCAGAACGCTCATAGTAGTTAAGCGTGAAGTTAGAGTTAGTTGGCTTCATAACCTTATTGATAACACTAACAGAACGAATACCGTTAGTAATTTCACCAGTTTCACCAGTGATATTATCAACGTTATCAATACCTCTGAAGTCATTCTCAAGAATATGAACGTAGTTGTTAACAATAGTTCTGATATTCTCGTCCTGCTCTGCTAGGTCTCTCAGAAACTGAGGGATAGACACTACACAGAGAAATGGATAACCTTTTTCATAGAGGTCCCACTGCTCAAGGTTACTAAAGTCAGTAACACCTCTCATAAGGTTAAAGTTGAGAAGCTCACGAGGGGTCTTCAAGCCTTTAAACGCACCACTGTTCATAGCCACAGAGGTAGGCGTTTGCTGATTTCTAGCCATAAATTATCCCCCTTTCTTAAACGCTAGTTACAGAACTAGAAAGAGTAGAATAATTCAGTGTAGTAAGTTCGAAGATTTCAGCTTGAGCAAATGGTCTGAATACAACTTCGATTGCTGCATAGAAAATCCTATTCTCTAGTGCTGCATCATCTTGTACGTACTTGAATTTAACAGAAGCAAACTTATTCTTCCAAGGCTTCATAGCAGTCTCGACAGCATCCTTATATACAGTGAGGTCATCAGCTGTAATGAACTGATATCTAGCTGCTGGGCAAGCCTTACGAATAGCCTGCATCATCATACAAACAAGAGCAACATTGTTCCAATAAGAGAATTCACTCTCAGTAGGATTCATAGTATACTCTGTTTCAATAGAGAATCTATCATCATAGTAGCAACCATAGTTAACTCTAAGGTCACACATAAGCTGCTTTTCATTGATAATAGTAGCATCGTCAGATGGATATACACCACCGATGTTATTAAGAGAAGTCATCTTAGAAGTTGGATAAATCTTAGGAATGTAATTTACAGTACCCTCAATAATATTACCGATAGTGATACCATTAGCAATACCAGCAAATACATCACCTACATTATTCATGAAATGACCAATATAAAGGTTAGAAAGACCATAAGTACCAGTAACCTGAATTACTCTGTTATCATATGGATTTCTAATCTTATAGTAGAGACAAGTAACTGCAATATGCATATCTCTTACATAAGCATATTCAGAAGTTTCAGATGTGAGGTCAAGACCACCAAGAGTAGAAGGGATAATAGCTTCACAATCTTCATAACTCTTAACCTTACCAATACCCATATCCATATAACACATGAAGTCACCACGATAAGCAGCAAGTCTCTGCATTGCAAGCTTAACTTCATTATCATAGTTAGCATCAAATACTGCATTCGGGAAATAGATATCGAGGTTAAAGATATCCTTATCGAATTCACCAGCAAAGAATCTATAATAATGCTTCTGATAAATCTTCTCTACAGTATAAGGAATGAGTACATTTCTAGATGCATAGTTAGATTCTGTATATTTTGGAACATATACAGCCCAACCAGTTGCTTTAGCGATTTCTTGTGCTGCAGACTGAGCATCTTCAGCTTTTTCATATTCAGAAGCAAAGCAAGCTCTACTCATCTGAATAGCCTTAGTTGTAGGAACAGTAAAGCAATGCTCGTTAGATGTAACAGTATTACCATCTGTGCTCTCATATAAAGTACAAGGAACTACATTAATTTTAACATTAACAAAGTTTTCTGGTACTATAGGAGTATCTGTAAGGTCTAATGTTTCAGAAGAAATGATTACACCATTTTTCTGACCAGTAACATCAATGATTTCTTTCATAGAGGTGGCATAATTACCATTAACAGGTACGCTAGTATAATTATCATCAATAGCGATAAATGGAATACGTTCTTTACTATTATCATCATTATTAACAGCAATTCTGCTAATATTATAACCATCAGAACCAAATTCAAGTCTTTCAAGAATACCCTTATTAGTTCTAATCCAGTTATAATAATAACCCTTAGCTTTAAGAGTTTTATCTAGAGATGTCATATTCTCCCAATCACAATATGCATTAACAGTAATTGTATCGTTATCAAATACATCAAGATGTGCATAATCGTAAATATATGCGTTTCTCTTGAGGAGATTAGATACTGCATAAGAACTGAATGCGTTGTACTTACCATTGAGAGCATGACCAAACAGGATATCGTAAGTACCGATAAGGTCATTATCACTTGTATCAAGAATCAACTGGAGAGTTTCGAGAAGTGCATCGTAAGTTTCATAATAAGTCTTAACAGAAATCTGATTAGAATTATAGTTTACAGCACTTTCAATATCGAATGTATAACCAGTATTGTTATTTCTAGTATAAGGATTGAGAGAGAACGAGAATGTTTCAAGCTTTTTAGAAGTAGCATAATTATAAACAGTAAGTTTATAAATAGACTTCTTCATAGTAACAGACGAAGCAGAATCATATTCAATACTGATAGTCTTGATAGATTCACCACGACCATTATCGAAGATTGAGAATAATGGGAATACCCACTCGGAAATAATATAACCACTAGCCTTAGTCATAAGGTCATTCATAAGTCTAATAGTATTATCATAACCAGTTGTATCAATGATATCATCGCCAGTTACTGGTACAAAGCTAACAATCTTTTCGCTGTCATTACCAGTACCCATAGTAACTTTACCCTGAAGCAATGCATATTCAAAAGCAGAATCAGGAGCTGTACCACCACTAGGATTCTGAGCAATATACGTAGCTTCAGTATTCCAAGTGTTAGCGTCTACAATATCCTGAAGGTCAGAAACACTAGTAAAGAATCTGGTAATATCAACTTTAGTAGCAATATCCTTGAAAGAAGTGGAACCTTCACTACCAGCAGTTGCAGTACCAGCAACAGTGTCCCAGTATCCAGAATATTCATAATTTGCTTCAGTACCAGTACGCTTTACTACATACTTCATGATAGTATAATCAGCTTTTTTATCACCAGTAGCCTTAGCGTAGTTCTGATAAGCCGATTCTGTATTAGCGATATTCTTTGCTTCACCAGAAGAATTATCATCAATGATATCATTTTCTGCATCAAATACAGAAGAATATGTCTTCTGATTTCCACTCTCAAGACCAGTTGTAATACTTACAACTTTTCTTACTTGAGATTTACCTTCAGAATTAATATCAATAGCCCTGTCATTAGCATCATAATAAATAGACTGAGAAAAACCAGAAAGAATACCAGTCTTTTCATTAGTACTAATAAGCTTAGAAAGGAATCTATTATCAGGTGTGTCTTCGTTAGCCACTACATCGATAATATGATTCTTATAGAGGTCGTATCTTTCTTTGTGTTCATCAAGCTTAATATTAGCAAAAGCATAGTTATTGTCATTAGCAATGCTAAACATAAGAGGTGCAATAGAATACTTAGCTGAATCTGTATCAACAACATTGACTTCACCGATAAGAGTTGCATTATTTGCATCAGGTGTAATTGTTACATCCTTATACTTAGTAAGAACAACAGCAAGAGTTGCATTACCAAGAGTAGCGTCATCAAGAACAGCTCTCTTTGCAAGAATAGAAGCACCATTATTAACGTTCATAGAAGCCTGGAACAGAGGCTGACCATACTTCTTGAAATCAACGTTATCCTGTGTGCCATATCTATCGTAGAAATTGTTACCATAAGATAAAGTGATACCTTCAGGACCCTTAACAGAAGCAAAGGTACTAAGATATGTAACTGCATCAGATGGACTTACATTAGTAACAGGTACCACTGCAGTAGCCTGAGAGTTATCATACACTTTAAATTGTGTACCAGGATATCTACTCATGTTTTATCCTCCTTTATTAAAAATTTTGTTATAATATTTTATTATTTGTGTGTGTGGTTAGTCAAGTAGTATATGAGGCTACTAGACCATTTATCTTTATGTTAAAAATCTACGACTCTCAATCCATCATAATCTTCTCAAGAGGAGAGTCTCTATTATTATCATTAGTAATTGATGAAATAACGGCTAAATCCCATTGTTCAGCTTGAATAGCCGTAAAAGGTGATGTTCCTCTAGGTACATCTCTGATAGCAATCCATTGGTACTCATTATTATCATTACTATTTGTAAGTCTAAATGGTGTGTCAATATCTTTATTAGAACGACATAACTCTCCAATTACAACTCCAATAAGTTGCAGAGATACTCCATATCCGTTACCAGTGATTTGAGCATTTCTTAAAAAGTAATTCTGGAGTTCATCATAAGGAATATTATTAGGAAGTGCACCTGTATCAAGTGCAGAATACCAACGTTGGATATTCTCTGCATCTTGAGAGATATTATAGTTTACAACAATAACTCCTTCTTTATAATATTTCAGAATACGATAATCTTCAGGTTTGTTATTCTTAGTTAATACAATTCCCTTAGCAATTTCAATCTCATCTGGTTTAGTGAGAAATGTATTAGGGAATTTAAAGTTTCTCAGCTTTCCAATGGGTTTATCATTCTTGTCAAAGAGAGCATAAGGTATTACTCCAAATAGAGCAATACATTCACCAATAAACTCTGCAAGTTTGTTGGAAAAGAACTTCTCAGGAACATAGAATTTAAAACAACCATCATTAGCAAATACATAAGAGTCACCTTTAACTTTAATGAAGCTAGGTGTATCCATGTATATCGCCTCCTATCCATATCAATTTATTACTTGGATGTTAAAGGTATAAAATATGGTCGTTAAACTCATCATTCTTTTTTATATATTATTAATGTGTAAGAGGTAGACAAAAGTCTTTAAACGATATGAGCCTCGGAGGTATATTTATGCTCAGCAACATGTTTAGAATCAAAAAGACGAACGACGGAGAAGTCATCAATATGGGCAGGTTCAGTTCAATCTGTCTTAAACGACAGATTGAAAAAGAACTAGAAGAAAATATGGGTTTCTGTGTTGTTGGTTACAGAAACCCAGACAATCCGTTACCGACAATAATATTTTTTGAGAAAGGAAGTGACAATATTAGAGGTATGGAAAATCTAGATACATCTAGAGTAGTGTACGTAAATGTACACTTTAAGAAAGGGCGTTGGATAATGAAAATTTCCAATGCTCTGAAAGGAGGAGTGTGAATATTTTAACGAGGAGCCGCTTAGCTACGAAGAGCGGCTCAAGCAAGAAGCCTACGAGCAGGAGGCTATCGACCGAATGCTCATGACTGATGTTTAAAGGTATGGAGAGGAGGATTAACCTCTCAGTATCAAGAAGGAAGGCGGGACTTTACATCACGCCTTCTTTTTTATTGTCTTACCATTACTATCTTAATAGTAGTTATGTTCCGAGTCAGTATGAAGAGTAATCTTCTTACTATCTAGATTATGACTATATCAATTTGTTTAAGATTGTGAAAGTAAAAATTTATATCTATATATAATTATAGTGAATAGAGAAACAAGTTGGTCAGAACTTGCTATTCCATAGAAGCGTGATGAACTTCTATGATGCTGTCTTAAGGAGGTGATAACATGATTAAAACTAAAACTCCTAAATTATACTTATACAACATCGACCTTTCAATACCGCAAACCGTACACTTTGGCGAACACACATACAACAGACGGACATTTTTAAAATACTATAAAACAAACAAAAAAACAATCAGAGCAACAATGTATTTCGATAACAACAAAACGAAAATTGGAACAGCAGACTTTGAACTTTTCTTCCCATCATCTAAATTTAACGCTGAATCCGATATTTACAATTACAATAAATTTACAATTCTCTTTCAAAATGTTCAAGGAAGACTTATGGCCTTTGTAGTTGTAGACGCTGAATAAAAATATCTACGAAAAAAAGAATCCTGGCTCATCACCAGGATTCTTTTTTTTTATCTTCTTACCATTACTACCTTAATAGCACTTGTGATTTCTGTATCTGTATGAAGAGTAATCTTCTTGCTTTCTGGATTATAGCTCCACTTAATATCACTAGGAACACCTTCTGTAGTGACATTTGTTTTTTGCGTACTATCCTTCTTAGCAATGATTTCGTCATACTTATAATCAGATTCAGTTGCTTCAGATGTACCAAGCACGTGCAATTCGAATACACGGTTTTCATGATAATCTTCTACAAGCTTAGGAATGAGTACTTCTGCATCGATTGTTGTATCTGCTGCATTAACAGTAATCTCATCAGAAATCCACATATAAGTACCCCAAGGATTCTTGCCACAAAGAAGAGTTTCAAAGATTTCAGAGATAGTCATACCCTTAAGAGAATCCCCGACTTCAAAACCACCCATGGGATATTTAACAGTAGAATTCAATACAGTCTTACCATCTGCAGTTTCACAAGCATAATCATCTTCTTCTACTCCATCCTTAGGATATAACATAAGGCACATGAGTTGAGCAAATGTAAGCTTACGGAATTTAGTACCCTTCTTAATACCACCTACAGATACAGTAGTACCATTTTCAGATAAATCTCTAAAGATATCTGCATCAGCGATATGCATAAGAATATGATTAAGCTCACCCTTAGTCACATATCTATGGTCCTCTTCCCAATGCATAGGATGAATACATCTATCATGTGGTGGAGGAGGACAAGGCTTAGGTGGTGGGCATTTACGTCCAGGAACAAAATAAGTATTTGGTACTGGATTAGGTTGTGCATCACCATAACCGTCTACATAATAATCTGGTCTATATGGACCAGGAGCAGGTTTATCAGAGTAAGGTCTATTGATAACTTCTGGTCTCCTGAAATACTCTCTTGGATTTGGAGCAGGCTTTGGTGGTGGACAAGGACAACAACCCTCATCCACACCAGGAACTAGTTCAGGTTTATCGTTATCAATGAAGACGCTCTCAAACTCATCATAGAAATCGTTAGCCATATATCTTCACCTCCAATATTAAATAACGATTACAGCTACATAGCTATCAGGAGAAATATCTCCAGTATTTCTGAATATAATAGTAATCTCTTCATCAGTGAAATCAACACTTACATCAGCAAGTACCATTTCACCAGTATTTACTTCATATAGATTTACAGACGGATACTGATTTGCTTCGAGAGTAATATCATCAATTACCCAAGAACAATTATTATTTGCATCTGCAGTAATAGCAGGATTAGACTTACGATAGATATTACCCTTAGAAGCAAGATTAAGTGTAATAACCTTATCTTCTGCAGCAGTCATACGACCCTTTGCATCTACAGTAAACTGAGGAATAGTAAAGCTATCCTGGTCATCAACAGTACCTGTAGTATTAGCAGAATTATCGCCATAAGTATTAGCAGTTATACCAGTAGTTTTAAGAGTAGCCTGAATTGTTTGTCTTGGCTTTACTGTAGTTGGGTCACTTGTATTAGAAGAAGACAATACTACATCGGTTGCAGCTGATGTAGCTTGTAAAGAGATAAGACTAGTAAACAGTGCTTCAAGCTGTGTCTTAGTAACAGTAGATGCCTTAACAGCTTTACCAGTAACACCATTGAATACTACAACAGTCTCATCATTAGAAGATACAGGACCAATTACAACACCATCAAGATTCATCTGGATAACAGAGAACTTAGTAGCATCATAAGTAGCCATATTACCGCAAGCAATTACCATGTCACCTACTTCAATAGGTTTATCATCAATATCAAGAACATCTGCATCGATAGCGGCAGCAGCCTTGAATGTCCAACCATTCTTAATATCAGTCAGTGCAGTAAGCTTCTTATTATTAATACTTGTATCTGTAGAAGTAATAGTACCATCAGCAGAGAGAGTACCTTTGAACTTCATAGCATCTACGGTAGATACAGCCTCTTGAAGTGCAGTAAATACAGCACCAGAAGTAATAAGATTTACAGAATCTTCAGTAACAGTAGTATCTACACTAATACCAATAATCTCGCCTGTAGTAGAATCAACAATGAGCGCATCACCATTTGCTACAGCACGAATATCAGCAAGATTTTCTATTACAAAATCATATACTGCTTTAGCACCAGCAGCTTTAGAATTAGTAGAAGTAGAGTCGATTACTGTAGCAATATCTACAGAATCGCCGCCTTCAGAACCAATAGTAACCCATTCTTCACCATTGTAATACTTCAGTTTGGCTTCATCTGTATTAAAGATAATCCAACCTGCAGCAAGTTTAGTTGTAGGGTCAACAGCAACTTTCTGAATAACGCAATTCAGAAGTTGATTTTTTACAAGGTCAAGATTAGTTAAAATTTTCATATTCATTCTAACACCTCCTTTATTAATTTTTAGTTATCGAAATCGCTTTCTGACCAACCGTATTTGTTAATTAAGATATCATGTACCTTTTGTTTATACTTATCTGGTACATCTTTATATTCTAATTTTCTACTATTAACTCTCATTGCTAAAAATTCTGCCATAATAAACTCTCCTTTTAAGCCATTGATAATATCAATTCTTGTAGAGCAGCATTAGTTATTTCTTGCTCTTCTCTTAATACATTAATATATTTATCTTTAGGATACTTTGCCATCATATACTCATAAGCTGTATAAGTGTTACCATCAGTATCCTCCTTATCAATTTTTTTTATATCCTTAAAAAAATAAACTGTAGTTGGAGAAGATATGCAGTCTACCGAATCTGATGGAGCTTCCATAGCTTCACACTGTTTCCATTGCAAATCCATCATAATAATTCCTCCCTTGTTTTAATAACAATAATAATTTGTTTATATATTTTGAATGATTAGATATCACATTTCTTAATTGTTTTATAGAAACTTTTGATAAGATATACTTATGGAAATATAAAAAAGTATTTGTACGTTTGACTCTCCCAGCATATGAAATCATTTGAGAAGATTCATACCAATTTATTTTACGATTATTCTTCATATTCTTATATATCTTATTAGCCTTTCGTCTCATACTTTTTAGTATACCTTTTCTAACACATATTCTGTTGTAATGAAATACATACCCTATAAAATCAAGTGCTCTTCCTTTCTCTCTACCATATCTTGTTCTATATGAATATCTAAATAATTGCCAATTTTTGTTTAACTCAAGCCCTAGTTTATTTCTAAGATAAAACATAATAGCTTTTAATGCTCTGTGTAGTTGTTGTTTGTTATCAGATATTAATATCATATCATCCATGTATCTCATATAATGAGGAATATGTAATTGTTGTTTTACGAAATAATCAAAATCTTGAAGATAAAAATTAGCAAACCACTGAGATGTATAAAATCCAATAGGAATACCTTTACTATTTTCTTCCGATTGTTTCGGTGTTAGTATCTTTTTTGATTTGACTTCTTTATTATCATGCCATATTATTTTACTTATTAGCTTTAGAAATTTTATGTCTTTAATTCGCTTAGATAACTTTTCAAACAATACATATCTATCTATAGATGCAAAGAAATGATGTATATCTAATTTTAAGATATAACACTTCTTATTATTCTTTGTATATTTGTTTAACCATTTTTTAATATATCTAACACCATATGATGTACCTCTATTTGGTACAGATGCAACACAGAAATCATACATTCCTTTTTCAAACATTGGTTGTAATTCTTGAATCACAAGATGATGAATTATATGATTTTCTATAGATGGCGGACATATCTCTCTCTTTGTTTCTTATTAGTAGATTCATTTATAATTTTATATTTATTCTTTCTTGTATCGATTTCGGGTAAGAGATTTAATTTTAAAAGTATATTAATACGACTAGCTTGTTTATCTATTCCGTGTGAATAAAAATCATATAAGGCTTTAGTTTTCTTCTTATGTTTTAAAGCTTCTATAATCGTTCTTTTTATATTATCATGATTCATCATGTGTTCAAATGAATTAGATATTGATTTCATATTTATACCTCGTTTATAAATGTTTATAGACTATTGAGCTTTCAATATATTACTAACTCAATCCTTCTGCGTCGAATTTTTACCAAGCGGTATCGATTTATAAATACATTTAAAAATATATAAACAGTAATGGGGAGGCGCCGATATTCACATTAGCATTAGACGGAGCGTTATTCACATTGAGATAACGAGACCCGCAGTTACGACCATTGTCATAGTTACCGCCGAGAATAAGAAGGCGCACACCTATTCTTATTTATAAACCGTTGAAAATAAAATGAACGAGTGACGAACTCCATTTCATTCCGTTCGTCACTCAATTAACATTTAGGTCACTATCCTCCTTACGTCGGCTAGTGACACTAAATGTAAGAAGGTGGTTTAAACATAAAATGGGGAGGCGCCGAGACGCACAAAAGCATTAGACGGAGCGCTATTCACATCGAGAGAACGAGACCCGCAGCTACGACCATGGCCACAGCTACCGCCGAGAATAAGAAGGCGCACACCTGAAGAATTATAATAAAAATAATCACAATAATATGTGCTATCAGAACCACCAATAACAGTCGGTAAGTTACCAAAGATACCTGTAGATTGATTCTTAGACCAATTACTTGATGGAGGCATTATATCATTACCGTTATAATCCTGTGCTATACTATATCCATTATCTGTATAATCAGAAATAGTTTCAGTGATTGTATAACCACCATTTTCTGGAGTCATTTTATAATAATATTTACTGTCTGATGTAACTAATCCTAAGCATCTATCCCAGCGATTGCCCCAGAAATCTTGAATATGGAAAACATTAACGTGGTGTGTGTTGTCATCATAACCACAAAATTGTCCACAGTCTGATTTTACAGTTTTAGTACCAGTTACTATTTCGTTATATCCAGTAAATACTCTTGTATTAGTTTGACATACACCATTACCAAATGCAGATTGAGAATCTGTACTTTTTGAAATAAGAGTTAATAAGTCGGATATCAATTCATGCTTTGCTAAGTCTTCAATTTGCCAACCAGTAACAGAACCAGCTGTATTAATTGCATTAGTGTATGTGACTTCATTAGCCGTAGTTGTATTATTCATTGGGTCTACACCAGCAATACTTCGTAAAATATTATTGCTGTCTTTATATCCCTTAAATATAGGAGCATATATCGGCTTTATATTACCATCTTTATCCGTATTTGCATATGCAAGATAATCTTCATCATATTGTTTTTCACATACAACTACATAGTTATAGTTTTCATCTTCCCAACGTTTTACATATACTACTGGAATTTCTGACATAAAATTACAATTGGTAGAAGTCTCTAATTCGGAATCCTGTCCGTCTACAGTTTCCCAATAATTATTAGGATTCAACTCAGCTTCAACTGTACCATTAAAATTTAACTTAACTGGTCTATTATTTTTAATAAACCATACATTACCCCATGAACCATAATCAAATGTACCTTTATGTGTGGTTTCATCATATGTCATCTTAGCTGGAGTCATACCAATTGCATCATAAAGATATTCAACTCTAGTATCTGGGTCAGAATTATTTTTATCAATTCTAAATCCATATCTTATTCCAAATATAGGTCTAGTAAAGTCATATACGGCTTTTGCAGTAGGCACTTGTCTATCTGTACTATTACTATCTATTGTTGTAGTAACATCTTCGTTTTGAATTAATATATCGGTAGCACCCCAAGGATAGCCCGTTCTAGATTTATAGTTATCAAGTAAAAGTATATCACAACCGCTAAATGCATTATTGCCAATACTAGTTACAGTACTAGGTATATCAATAGATGTAAGAGATGTACAACCAGCAAATGTATAGTCACCAATACTTACCCTATTACTAGGTATATTGATAGATGTAAGAGATGTACAATCTCTAAATGCATCATTACCAATACTAGTTACACCAGTAGGCATAGTAATAAATGTAAGAGATGTACAACCAGCAAATGCATTATTACCAATACTAGTTACACTATAAGGCATAGTAATAGATGTAATAGATGTACAATTTCTAAATGCATTATTACCAATACTAGTTACACTATCAGGTATAGTAATAGATGTAAGAGATTTACAACCAAAAAATGCACCGTCTCCAATACTAGTTACACCACTAGGTATAGTAATAGATGTAATAGATGTACAACTAGAAAATTCCTTAAAACCAATACTAGTTATATTAGCGTTAGAACCTATAATAACACTTTTTGGTTTATCATTAGAAATAATATAAGTTTTAGCATCAGATAACGTATCAAAAGTGTGCAGTGTTATTTCATCTTCTATTACATTTATTTTTGTTTCATCAATTTTAAGTGGCTCTACTTCGATATGACACCATTGTTTACCATTATAATAATATATTGAACCTACACTTTCTTTTTCTGAAATTAATATACATGTTCTACCTATGAATAGATTAGAGTCTGGTAATGCAGTAACTTTTTCTGGGGCAGCTAATTTAATTTCATTTCCCTGAAAATCTAAAGATGTTCTTATTTTCATATACATTAACCTCCTTTGTATTAATCATTGGAAAATGGGTCGTTGATAATATACTCTTCGTATCCAGATGGGTTATATTCACAATGATGCGGTGGAGATACTGGTTCTGGACACTGAGGTACAAAATCAGGAATCATACCATCAAAACACTTTACAGGCTTAATAGAAATGATATTCTCAATACCAATTCTGAGAAGCTTACTTTCATATGCATCAGAGTAATCTACAATAATTGCAGTTACGTCAATCATATGAGGCTTATCAATAAGCTTTTCAATACCCTTAGAGCATTCAAAATCAATGATTCTTGCAGCAAAAGTACAAACTCCACGAGTCTGACTAACTGCTTTAATCTCATAAGTTTCATTCTCATGTAAGTCAAATGTCTGTACGTGACCATGACAATCCACATAACGAACAGATAATACTGTTCTTCCTACAATACCAACTTTGCCATGATAATGTGGATGACAATGATGGTGAGGAGGAGGGCATGGATGAGGAGGTGGATAAGGTCTAGGGCCACAATTATAATCATCAAAATGTGATACATTCTGATAGTAATAAACAGGCTTCTTCATATAGAATATCCTCCTTTATAATCAATTTTATATGTATGTTTTGTTAGAATAGATAGGCTGAACTTTATATTAATATGCTTAAAAGGAGGTATTCTCATATGCTTATAGACCAAGCTAAATTTATATATGACTTTACTACACCAGATGTAGAAGTAACAACAGAAAGTGCTTTTTTAAATGAAGCAGCATCTACATCAGAACATTTTAAAACTGAAGTACTTGATGTGGATAAGTTTATTAAGAATAATATGCTTAAGGAAGTATCTAACCCTGTATTCTTTAATGGTCCAACTCCAACAGAAGATGGATTGTTAAGTAATGAAATCTTTGGTATCACTAAAACTGAACGTGCTGGTATTTATGCCTATATTAATTTAGGTAGCCAGTTTATTCAACCATTAATCTATAAGACATTACTTAAACTCAATGGTAAAATCGCAGATGTAGTAAATGGTACAGATTATTTTATCATTAATGATAAAGGAGAACTTGTACAGAGTGATGATGGCGATACTGGTATTGACTGGTTAAAGAAAAACTTCTCTAAGATTAAGTTTAAGAAGAATGAATCTGCATCTAGAAATAAAAGAATTGACTTTATTGAGAAAGTAAAAAATAAGATGTGGGTAGATAAGTGGGTTGTTATTCCCGCTTATTATAGAGACGTAGATACTAGAGATGCTGGTATCGGTGTAGGTGAAATTAATAAACTTTATAGTAGCTTGATAATGGCTACAAAAGCACTTAAAGAAACATCTGGCTATGGACTTACATTAAGTGATGTCACTAAAGCAAGAGTACAGAATATCTTAGTGCAGATTTTTGACTGGTTTGGTAAGGGTACTACTATTAATGGAAAAGAAACTCCTGCTAACTTACCTGGTAAGATGGGTCTTATTAAACGTGGTACATTGTATAAGACTATTGACTATTCTGCTCGTCTAGTTATGTCTGCTCCAGATGTAAGTGGAGAAGATATAGATGACTTGATGATTGACATGGACCACTGTGCATTACCGCTTGCTGCAGCACTTTGTTGTTTCAAACCATTTATCATGTTCTGGTTAAGACGTTTCTTTGAGAATAGATTTGCTGGTAAACTAGAGTATCCTATTATGATAAATGAAAAAGAATCTATCATGGTACCTCTAGTAGATTATCAAATTGTATTTTCTGATATAGAGATTGATAAACAGATTGAACGTTTTATTCATGGCTATAGCAACCGTTTTATTCCTATTGAAATTCCAGTAGATAAAGAAGAGTTTGCTAGACGTGCTAAGAATCATCAAATAGTGGGAGCTATTTCTGGTAAAGAAATTAAAGATTTGAAAAATTTAAATTTTTGGATGGGATTTACTGGATATAAACTAAATAACTCCGAAGAATATAAAGAAAACAAACAAGACTATTCTGAGACACTTAAAGTAAATAGACGTATTACTTGGTGTGATTTATTCTATATGGCAGCATGTGATGTTACATCAGATAAGATGTGTCTTATTACTCGTTTCCCCATTGACTCTTATCTTAATCAATATCCTACAAAGGTTAGAATTAAATCTACAGTTAAAACTGCACCTATGGTTATTCAGTCTGACTTTGAAGATAATATGAAATTATATAAGTGGTATCCTGTTATTGAGGATACTGATATTAACTCTAATACATCTCCAGTATTCGAAGATACACTTTCTATTAGTAATGGTCTTATAGAAGTAATGGGTATGGACTACGATGGTGATACAGCAATTGTTAAACCAGTGTACACAATTGAGGCTAATCAGGAATGTGAAAAACAGGCTAATGCAAAGGTTCAGGTTCTTGGTATGAATGGTTTCACAACTAGAGGTGTATCAAAAGAAAACATTCTTTGCCTATATGAACTTACTATTCATCCAGATAAAAGTGTTAAGTTTGTTAATCCAGAATTCTAAAATTGTATATTATAATAGTGATGAGAGTAAAATCTATCAATTACTACTCAAGTATGATAGCCTTTAATTCTCATCCATACTATCTGAAAGGAGGTGTTGGTATGGGTGACGGATTTGGAGGCTTCGTTGACTGAAAATATTAATTCAGTCAGGCAAACGAGAATTTCAAAATTTAATATGAAAGGAGAATGGAAAATGAAACGAATATGATAGATTATTTGAAAAACAAAAACCCACACGCTGATGAGCGTGTGGGTTATTTTTTGTATTATTCATTGTCACCTTCATAATAAGGTGCGTCACTAAACTTATCTTCATCTTCAGGGTCTTCCTGAATAAACTCCTCATTCTGCTCATAAGTAGGTTCTGTAACAGATGGAGTTTCTTCTACAGGCTGTTCAACAACAGCAGCCTTCTTAGAAGAGGTTGTAGTAGTTACAGTCTCTTCCTTAATTTTCTCTACACGAGCAGTATTGTTTCTCTCATCTTCAGCGATACCCTTATTGATTTCAATATCGTTGAGCTGAGCAGTATAAGAACGAAGTACTTCCTTGAAATTATCTGCAGTAAGTCTAACCTTAGTACCATTATTTTTTTCCAAAGTAACGATAGCATAACAAGAAAGACACTGAGCAATTTCAGAAGCATTCATCTT